CTAAATTTCGCCTAGCCTTTGTGTCAAAATTTCAATTTCCATTCTAGAAAACCACTCATTTTCTTTACCTAACTCATTTTTAATTTTTTGATATTCATTTTCTGGAATTATTGTTACATTATTTTCCATATATTTTTTCTCCTCATCAGAGAAACGCGTTTCTTTATTTGTCTTAATTATACAGCAGAATTTAGCATTGTCAAGAAAAACTTTTCGACAAATGGGTTACATAATATAGCTCAAGAAGTTTTCGACAATTTTAATGTCTTAATTCTCTAGAGTTAGCTGTTTTCAATAGTTCGCTCAGGGCGAAGTCTAGTTTTTTATAAATATTTAGATTAAAATAAGTACATACTACTATTATCAGGAGTAATTTTATGTTCGTATTTGTTATAAAAAATGTTAGAAAAAGTAAAAATATTACTTTATATAGATTAGTAAAAAACACTGGATTGTCTTATTCTTATTTATCAGAATTAGAGAATAATAAAGTATATAATCCATCGCTCAAAACTATGTATAGCATTGCTAAGGCTCTTGACGTTAAAGTAGATGACTTGTTTTATAGTGAATTGGATATAGAAACTTTAAGAGCAGAAATGCACAGTAGAATAGATAAATATGGAATTAATTCAAAAGAAGTTATGGAAATAAGTCAGGTAATAGATTTGCTTATAAATGTAAAATTAAAAAGCTAGCTACATCTCTGTAACTAGCTTCCCTTTATTTTTTAGACTACTCAATTTTTTCGTCTATATTTATTATAACATGCTTGTCAATATTTATAAATTTGTCTTTTCTTGTGTTGTTTTAACTTTTTTATTTTCTTTGCGATATGTTTTATTTGTATTATTAGTTGATATTATTATTTTTAGAGTTTCAGTTAGGTTGTCCTTAAATAAATATTTTACAATAACTCTAACCAAAACATAAATCTCCGCAATTCCTCCAGAAATAAAAATATTAAGTGTACTATCTTTATAGTTTAATACCCCTGCTCCTTGAAGGACGAAAATCGTTAATAATGCAAGAAGTTCTATCCCTAGAATTACTATAAGAATAATAGCATATTTATTTCTCAATTTCTGGTCTTTTCCTATATTGTCAACAAACAATTCAATAATTTTATCATTCATTGCCCATTTTTTCTTTACTTCATCTATTGCAGTTACTTTTTCTTGAGATTCTAGGTTTTCTTTTTTATCAAATACCTTTTGTATTTCTTCTATATACTTTTTTCTTGCGTTAGCTGCGGAGTTTATTGTTTTGTTGTTCATAGTAACCCTAATATGTCTAATCTAACAGTCATGGCTGACACTGAAACATTAAATATTTCTGCCAATTCCGTTATTGTATTTTCTTTGCTTAATTTTTCTAAAAGAGTTTTATTCATTAGTAGTGCCCCCGCAAAATAATCCACTTCTTTTTCTCGCTCTTTTTCTTCTTCGCTTTCTTGATCATCCATTCTATATAGTATTGTATCTATGTGTAATTTTTCATTTTTCAAATATTGTCTGTGTAAAAAATAATGTCCTAATTCGTGAGCTATTGTAAATCTTTGTCTAACTTTTGCATCATTTTTATTAACTAAAATTTCGAAAAGATTTTCATTTTGTTTAAATCTTATTGCTCCTGAAATTTTTCTATTTAAATCTCCTTCATATACTTGTATGTCATTTATATTTGCAATTCTTACAACATCAACAGGGACTTTATACATATCGCTAGTTAATAAAATTTCTGCTGTTAATTCTTCTAATTCATTATTTATTTTACTCATAAAATCCCCTTCCTTTTTTGTATTTTTAATAATTATATTATATTTTATTCTAAAATTCAATATGTTGTTATAAAAAATATAATTACTTTTTTCTCTAGGGAAATAAGGGGTTTCGACCTAAAAAGCGACCTTTTAAAATCGTTTTTAAGCGGTTTTTATTTTTTAGACATATACTTTGTTGTCTCAAAAATGGCTATTTTAAGTATTTTGCATACATATAACCCTTGGTTCCTTTTGCCCAACCGTTTGTTATAGAATATACTTTTACTTTTGTTCCACATGCGTAACAAGTTACTCTATTATAATTTGTTCCTGGACCTTGTCTTACATTTAGTCCCGTTCTGGCTGTTACTGTCATTATATTATAACTATCTACATTTTGAATTTTATTTATATAATCAGTACATACCCATTTGCCTTCGCCAATTTTAGCCCAATTTCCTACAATTTCATATACATCAACTTCATTATTTAGAAACAATCTTCCAACTATACTATAATTAGTTCCTGCACCAGAACGAACATTTAAACAAGAGCTTGCCCTTACATTTACAACTTTATATTTTTCAACTTTAATCTCTGGAACATTTGGAATAGTTGTATCTATATTAGTATCAACACCAGTTCCTTCATAGCACCATAATTCATTATATCCACCATAGGCTTTCATATTTTCAAAGGTAACAAATACACTTGTTCCTTCTACTCTAGCCTTTCCTCGTCTGTATGAAACCTCAAACTTGTTCTTATATAAATATGGGTCATAAACTTCGAACTCATTGTCCTTAAATCCAACCAATACAATAAAGTGTCCTCCTGTTGTAAATAGAGTTCCTTTATCGTCAGTACATCTTGCAACAACTAAACCACCCTTTTTAAGGCATTCTTTAGCTTCCGCTATTTTCCAATTTCTTTGAACTTTTAGTCCATATTTTTCTGTTAAATAACTGTCAAAGGCTTTATTTGAAGTCCCTCCATTAACACGAACTCCATCTCTCACAAAAATATCTCCCATAACATTGGGGGTAATAATTTCTTTAAGCATTGAAACAACCATAGCAGCACAAACAGCACCACATCCACCAGAACCTATTGTTGCATGAGGTAGTTGTTGACTTGGGTATGGGTGATTTGACCATCTATTATCAATTTGACTATAATAAATCTTATTCATCTGCCACACCACCTTCTAAATTTTCTTCATTACCGATACTCTGGAATTTCTGTTGTAGAGATTATATTTAGTTTTTTAATTTCTTCTTCCATTAACTATTCCTCCTTTTTTATAGCTTTTTGTCCTAACAAATATGTTGATATAACACCATTTATTGCTGCTATAACTCCTGTTATTTGTGCACAGTAAGGTATTGTAATACCTTCAACTGCATTAATTCCTAAAAGTAATGCACTTATTATTGTTAATATGTTTAATACATATTTAGATATTTTTTTTACTTTTTCCATTCTCTTTCACCTCACTTTAAACCTAATTTTATAGCTATATAACCTAATATTGTTGCTAATATAAAATAGAAAATATAGTCTATTAGTTTGTCCCACTTTCGTCCTTTATTTTTATCAACTTCTTCTAATTTAGTATTTATTCCAGTAACATTCTTCTCTACATTTTCCATTCTAAAATCCAACTTTTCCATTATTACATAAGTCTTTTTTAGTTCATCAATATCCTTTTCTTGTTCATCTAATCTGTGATGAGCAGACTTATCGCTCTGCTCTACTTTTACTAGTCGCTCTACTAAATTTGTATCTTCCATACTTTTTTTCCTTTCTTATTTTGCCCATTTTTTACAATGCCTCCAGTCGGTACCATTTCTAAAAGCTGTGTATAAATTTCCAACGGAATCTAATGCTATTAAAGCAGCATCGTTTGAATTGTAAGTCATCAGCATTCCGTTTAGAGTATTGTGGTATCGTTACAGAACCTATTGTAAAGTCGATTCCAAAATTTAATGGCAAAAAATATTTCCTTGTATTTAATATGTTTTTAGTGGTATTATCTACATACATCCCCGTTGTGTTTTTTACAAAATTACTAGTTTCTTTATTTTTAACCCACTGAGGTATCATACTCGACACCTCTTTTCTTCTTCTAAATTACAGCTCTCTCTCTCTCTCTCTCTCTCTCTCTACTGCCATAAGGCTTTGCTCATTTTTCATATATACCATCCTTTCTTATTTTATTTCCATTTTATTTCCATTTGCCTATAGCAATTAAGTCGGTTTTAATCAAATTAGTATAGCCTACACCATTTTCTATAAAATCTTCTAATGCAAGTAGTTGAACCTGAGCAGTGCTTGCACTTGGAGCACCATTAATTCTCCCTAAGCAAAATCTGGAACCATTCAACCCTGTTGAAACTGTAACAGATATGTTTGGGACTGAAGCAAATTTTATTGGATAAGTCCATGTAAAAACATTACTTCTGTAAATTTTTAAATTTTGTACCGTTGTGCTTGAAGAATTAGTGTTTTTATAACTATCATTTGTAGTACTTCTTCTGCATATTAAATCTCCATTCGACCATTTAATATAGTAGCCGTTCTCGTTTGAACCACTTTCTACTATATAAGGTCTATTTATTAATTCTTTAATCTTTCCCCATACATTAAACACTGTACTCACCCCTTACTACAAATTCGAAATATTCGTTTTTTTCTGCTCCCCAATCGCTAGTTAATTTAATTTGATTACTTATGCTATTAGCTGTGCCTGTTTCACGATAATGTCCGTCTGTGCCTACATCATCGCTGCTTAATAGCAGTTTTTCTCCCATGTAAAATACATCTAATGTGCCTACACCCACCTTGTAATAACACGGTATTGTTATTGTTCCACCGCTTTGCTACATTTGCAGTCAAAACTAGTATATATCTGTGTTCTATGTGTGAATCTATTTCTTCTTCTATATTATCTTGCATTTCATTTATGTTTTCTGCAGACAAAGGTGTTGTTCCCTCCCAGACCGCTTCTTCTACCTCTTGCTTGACATCTCCGTTCATGAAATATGCTTTACTTTTTAATGTACCGTTTTTAAATACTTTCTTTTTCATTCTTTCGCCTCCCTAATTCATATAACCTATAACATCTAACATTAATTTCCCTCTAAAAGTTTTGCTTAGAGCATCTGTCCATGAACCTGATATACTACTACTTGTAGTTGCTTCTGTTTGAACATAAAAAACATAACTACCTGATGAATTAATAATGTTATTTATGTTAGATGTTTTTAGAGTTTTTAGCTGAATTGTTGTTACTGTTGTGTCTGTTACTCCTCCAGATGTAAAATCTCCACTTGTAATCTGTGTCCCAGACAATACAGAACAATCATTGAAATATCCACCGCCATATCCATAAACTAGTTTTCCAATAGCCTTTGAATGTGAATAATATAGTTTAATTTGTTTTGGTCTTCCTATTATAGAACTATTATCGCTAGTATAACCATCTATAGCACTGTAATCAAGTGAAATATATGCTTGTGTTACAACAAAATTATTTGGCAACGTAACACATAGCATAGAAACACTTTTATTAAAACCAGTATAATTAATGTCAGTACAAAAACCAATTATACTAAATCCAGAATACATATCACTTGTTTCGAAATGCAAGTTGGTCAAAAGCCCATCTCCCCCAATAACTTTTTTGCCATTATCTAAGAAAATATTGCCTTTAAATTTCCCATTATTACATTCCATATTACCTTGTGTATCAATTTTAAAATTACCATTTGCTGATATTGCTCCATTTATATTAATCTTATCTGCTTTTATTTTTGCTTCTGAAGTATCATTGTTTATTCTTAATGAAATGTTAGCACCAGTCAATTCTGAATTGTTTACTTTTTTACTTACCTCTAAATTTATTTCATCAGACTTAGCAGCTATTACAGCATTCATTTCTTCAGTTGTTGAATATTTTGTTAATTTTTGGTTAACTGCAATTTCTACTTCACCTGCAGATTGATTTATCGCACTATGCATTTGATTTAACGTAACATATATATCATTAAATTCATTTTTAATTAGATATTCTGCATAGAATTTATTTCCTATCATATCAATCAAATATATGTAATTGTCGCCTTCAAAAAGTTCTATATTTAAGCTAGGTATAGCTTCTTTTTTTGGAGTTTCTAATTCTTCTAATACATAAAACTCTGTTAGTTTTAATCTACGCATTACATAATCTTCATCTTTTGTTATTACTAAACTGTCATATGTATCTCCTTTGGACCTTAATTCTTCTATGTCTATTATATATTCTTTTTTTTCTGCAGATGGATTTGTTCTACTCTGTTTATCTACTATTATTTTGTATTTCATCAATTACCCTCCCTTCTGGTTAGGTTGTAGCCCTATTCTTGGATATAGAATCGCTCTAGGAAACAAGTTAGCTTCGTATGTTTTATTGCCTTGTATTTCTAATTTTAGAATGTCAGCTTGCCCAGCATCTTCAATGTGTATCTCCGTAAAGCCACTTTTTTCTCTTTTATATTCTGCTGTGTTTTCAACTTTTTGTTTAATGCTATCTATATCTTGTTCCTGCTGTGTTAATTTTGTTTCATGTTCTGTTGTTTGATTTGTTAGTTGTGTTATTTTTCCATCTATTTGATTTATGCTTGACTGAACTCTTCTGTTTATGGTTTTCTGTGATGGTGTTCTAGTGGTTGTTTCTTCTTTTGATTTACATTGTATTTTGCTATTTATACTTGCTTTCCATTTACCACCAAAGTCAGCAGAACCCTGAAATATAACTTTTTTATTGTCTATTATTAATAAGTCTCCAATATCCCATGCGGGATCTATTATGCTATCTCCTTCAAAGCTATATACTGCCAATCCATTTATTTTATTATAGATATTATCTATTTGCTCTTGGTCGACTATAAACATATTGTCCTGACTAATATGTATAGTGTTGCCAGTAGTGTCTCCGTTTTTAAAAGATTGAATGCCATCTTCATAGCTTACCCTTGTTATTTTTATTTTTTCGCCCCACTTAAATTTTTGAAAATATTTTATTGGTAATGTGGCTGTTGTTTCTCCTATTGTTTTTATATAAAGTTTCCCATCTCTACCAATGTGAGCAAATCCTCCAGCACTTTCAGCTATGTAACTTACATAAATTCTTGCAGATACAGTATTATCGTAAACAGCTATTTCTTTATTGCAGTTCAAAAAAGAAGTAGAACCGAAGTTCCACTCCTGCTTTTGAACATATATCCTGTAATACAGTTAGTAAAGTTGCTGGGTATGTTAATTTACTTCCATCGTAATTAAATTCAAATTTAATCATATTATCTAGTAATTTTAATGTTATCGTATAATCATCATCTTTACTAATGTCATCTACATTGAAAATGCCGACTGGTATTATTTCTCCTATTATTCCACTTTTTATTTCTACCTTATTTATAGTTTCTGGTACGGCTGTTTTATACAATTTTAACTCAGCACTTTTTGCAGTAATAGAGCCCAAACTAAAATCATCATTAGAAAACATCTGTTGCTCTACTTTACAACTCAGTATATATTTTTTGTCTATTTCACTATCGTTTATAAATACTTTTAATGAATGTGGTGTATTATATATCTTTGCTTTGTAGCTATCACTTGTATCATACATTAGCTATTTGCCCCCTCTACTGCTGTTTTTTGTGCCCCTGTTAATTCTTTTTGCATTAAATTAAACGAGCACTTCCATTTTGTTTTGGAAGTACTCGTTTCTTTTTCTGTACTTATCATTTCGACTTTTCTTTTTGATACCCTAAATTTTGCATTTTCTAAAAAGCCTCCATCTACTACTGGAACTTTAACATCCAATATAAATGGATTTTTATATGTCTTCTGTATAAGTTGTTCTGCTTCTTCTTCTGTGTTAAAATCCCAACTCATAGAAAGTTTTAAAAGTCCTACTGCAATGGGATTGTCTATTAAAGAACCATCAACAATAGAAGAGTAACTATCTTTGTCTGTATCTTCTATGTCTGCTGAATATGTACTTGGTGTCGGTAAATTTTCTGTTTTTCCATGTTCTCTCCATAACATAATTTTATCCTCCTACTAATGCTTCTATATCTTTCCCTGATTGTCTTTTCATGTCTCTTAAATTGTCTAATAATATTTGTCCTAGTTTTGCATTTCCTACATTTACTGTTAAATAAATTGGTTTATTGTTTTCATTTTCTTTATATGCTATATCACTTAAAGCATCCAACATATTATTAGCCTTAACATTTACAGGTTTTATTGTTGGGTTTGTTGAAGGAATACCTGTTACCGCTTCCGTATTTATTGTATAAGACATTGTTCCTGCTAAATTTTCTATTTCATTTTTTACTTTTCCAACGTTGTCTTTTATTCCTTTAACCATCAAATCAATCATATCTGGCATATAAGTGTGAAAATTTGAAAGTGGTCCTTCTTCTGGTTCTGAGAAACCTAGAAATCCTCTTATTTTACTAGCAACCCCTTGTACAGCGCTTCCAACTTTATGTGCTGTATTCCTTATTCCAGAAGCCATATTCTCTGTTAAATCTTTGCCCCATGTTGTAGCGTTTCTTCCTAGATTTGTAAATGTAGTTTTTATATTGTCTCCCCAACCAGAAATTACTATCTTTGCATTATTAAGTCCAGTTGAAATATTGTTCTTTAATGTATTTACTTTATCTCTAACAGTATTAGATGCATTAGACCAACATTCACTTATTTTAGATTTAACATTATTTCCCCAATTTGATATTGTATTTCGTGCATTATTAAATCCTGTAGAAATACTGCTTTTAACATTATCAACTTTTTCTTTCACTTTACTTGAAACATTATCCCAACACTCTTTTACTTTACTTTTTACATTTCCTGCCCACTCAGATACTCCATTTTTGATTTCATTGAATTTGTTTTTAACATTCTCAGCAAAACCTGTAAAAATTCCTGCTACAGCTTCCCAAATGCCTAATAGTCCTTGTTTTAATCCTTCTATTAAAAATCCACCCATTTCAGCCATAACGGTTGATGGTGAGTATATACCAAATACATTTTTAAATCCATCTATAAATGGTTTGAAAATGTTATCATTAATCCATTGCCCTATTCCAACAAAAGCATCTACTATGCCTTTAAGTATTCCTGCTACAATATTTCCTCCACATTCTTCTATTTTTTCTTGGAAATATTGTTTTGCAGAATCAATTCCTTCGCTTATTTTTTCTCCTATTACTATTCCTAGTTTAATTATGCTTGCTATTGCTGTTCCTAGCATTTCTGACAAAGACTGTGCTATTCCACTATAATCTATACCTTTTATCCAATTAATAATCGCATCTACTAAGGCTTGCCAATCTATATTAGATATAAACTCAGTAACTGCATTATATACACCTATTGCGAGGTTTGACATAGTTTCAGATATTGAGCTCCAATCTGTATTTTTTATAAATCTATTAATTGAATTTATTATAGCTTTTCCAAACTGTTTCCAGTCAAATGTTGTTACAAAATTGTAAGCAAAATAAATTGCTGTATTTAACCCTTGCGCAACCGTATCTCCCACTTGCTTCCAATCTGTTACTGCTATAAAGCCATTTAATGTTTGTGCTATTCCAGATGCTATATTTTTAGCTGTACTTTGTATTTTATCCCAAGGTATTTTAGCTAAAGCATTGTTTAATTTTTCCCCTATCATAGCTCCGATTTCATTCCAATTACCATTTTTAATTACATCTATTATTTTGTTTGGTGTTTTATCTACTTTTGATAAATCTATATTAGGTATTCCACTAGTATTACCATTTTTGTTATCTGAAACATTGTTTATTTCACTATGTACACTACTCAATGATTTACTTGTCTGTTTTGCACTACCTGATGCACTTTTCATAGATGAAGCTGTTGCTTTTGCAAATATATTTACTCCAGTAAAAGCATAAGCTAAACTTTGTATTGCTTTCATTAATTTATATACTAAGTTAATTACATATTCTATTACTGGTGCAAACATGCTTCCCATTGCATATTTCATGTATTCTATATTAGCACTTAATTGTTGAGCTCCAGCGTTTTGACTAGACAACCAACTCCTTGCTGAATTACTTAAAACAGAATATATCCCCCTCAAACTAAATAATGCCGCCGCATATTTTAGCACATGTTTTAGATTTCCTTTGAGACCATTTCCCATATTTTTTATATTGTTTGTAATGTTTTGAGTTACTTTAGGTATCCCCTTGAAGTTGTTTTTAAATCCCAAAGTACTAGCTTTGGCTTGTTCTATTTTTTGTTTAATCATACTAAAAAAGCCACTCATTTTTCTTTGAGTGGTAGTGTTCGAATTAGTTTCATTTTCTAATTCTGTCATTTTTGATTTGGCACTATCTAGTAACGCGTTATATTTAATTATTTCATTATTTAACTTATCACTTTCATTTACCATTTTAACATAATTGTCATCGTTGAATAATCTTAGCTCTGTCTGTTGATTTATTCTTTTAAATCCAGCATCTGGCATCTCTTTTGATACGTTTTGCCTTGTTGTCTCTCTAATTTTGTCTAATGCGCCATTGGTTATGTTTATTTTCATTTCTCGTTCACTTATTTTTTTTTGTAAACTATCTATTTCTTTTTGTAATTGTGTTGTTTGTTTTATAGCTTCCTTGTTATTTACTTTTATTATTATTGCATTGTCTTGATTGTCTTTTTTTAAACTACGCATTTTATTTTTTACAAAATTAGTTGCCTTTTGAATTTTATTTTGTAGTATTGATATATTAATTTTAGAAAAGGACTCTTGTACTTTCTCTAATTCTTTTTTTATTCCAGGAAGTAATTTTTCAAATCCCTTTAATGCCTCTTCTACTTTTGCAGTAACAATAATTTCAATTTCTTCTACTGTCATTTTTTCACCTTCTTTCTTTTGAACACAGTAAAAAAGCTCCTACTTCTTTAATAGGGGCTTTTTATATTTAATACTTTTATAATTCTATTTCATATATTGCTGTTGGATTTCCATTAAACATATTGTCGAAGAATTGTAATTTTATTTTTTTACTTGTGTTGTTTACTCCAAAAGCCATTTGTGCTTTACAAGTAGTTCCTGCAGTTATGCTTTGTGGATTTTTTGTATCTATAGGGTATGTATATCCTATCTCGCCTTGTTCATCTACGATCTTAAAATTCATATCACTTACATACAACCCATCTTCTGTTTTATTACAAACATAAGTATAATCAACTAAAAAAACTTGTTTTGGCTTTTCATCTGAAAACTCGTTTCTATCATCCGTTTCTTTTACTCCTGTAATCTGCACAGTATACTCATCTGTGCCATTCTTAATGGTAATTATATCGCCAATTTTGCATTCCTTTATATCATTTCCGTTATTGTTTGATGTTGTGGTAGTTTTTGCATCTGCTCCTGAAAATAATATTACAAAACTAATAATTGCTAAAACAATTCCTGCTACACTCATCCCTTTACTTTTCTTTTTAACTAAAGCTATAATCCCTAATACAATTCCTAACACTGCTAAAATAAGTGATACATCTTTAAAAATACTGAATGAAATTAAAAAAGCTAAAACTCCTAATATTAGTGATGCTATTCCCATAATATTTCCTCCTTTTATTTAATATAAAAAGAGTATACTATAAAAATCGTTAAAAAGCAACAGGTAAACCTATACTTTTTTTCGACATAATTCGACATTAACCTTTAAATAGCCTTCTTTGTTCTTCCAATGTTTGTTCTTTTTCCTCTGTTTTAAATAATTCCTTATATTGTTCTCTTATAGTTATCATCTTAGCATTTTGATTCATGCAATCACCTGCAATAAGTTTATTTGTAACCGCTTCTTGTAAATCAATTTCTCTTTTAAAGTCATCTGTCCTTCTGCTTATTTGACTTTGGCAATACAGATTTATTTCCTTATAACTTCCTTCCCAGAAGTCGCTCGGTTTTAACCCAAAATAGTATGCTAAAGGTTCAGTTGCATAAATTATTCCAATTAAATTATTGGAATTTTTTATATTATCTATTATTGAATCTAAGCTTCTAAAAGTATTTGACTTTCTGCCATTTTGCTTATAGCTTTCTCTGCTGATTTCTGCACTAATTCGTTTATATTCATGGCTGACAAAGGATTTGATATCATTTCTGTTAGTTCTTTCTTGTTCATTTTTTTCATAAAAAAACCTTGTTCATTTATAACCTCTGTCAATTCCTTATAAATATCACTGTATGTTTTTACATTTTCTGTTTTATAGTCATCTAAGAAATCATAAACTTCATCAGAGCTAGAAAATGCGTGTTTTCCATCTTCATTTTCTGCAAGTGTATATATCATCTTAGATAATGCATTTAAGTCATTTTCTTTTACTGCTTTAAAATAAGCATCTTCAAAATTTTTATTTTTTAGTGTATTCGCGATTTCCACTATTTTTCTTGTTTTTAATACTAGTTTAATTCTTTTATTTTTTGTTTCTAATATCATTTTTTCTCTCCTTTGCAAAAGAGAGAAGGTTCAGTTCATAGAACCTTCTCTTAATATTAATATTTTGTTGAATCTCCTTCTACTGGGTATCCATCTGTTTCTACTACTTTTGATTCTTTATATACTCTCATAGTATCCTTTATAAAATCTCCATCGTTCATCTCTTGTCCCGCTATATCTACGGTGCATTTTACTGATTGAACTAATGGTTTATTGGCAACTGATGCTGTTGTCTCTGGATATTCTAAGAATAAGAATATTGTTGTATCTGCATCAGCTATTGCTTGTATAGCTTTATGTGTTTCTTGTATAAACATCATTTCTATATCAACAGTTTCTGCTTTTCTTTTTCCTTTAGCCATTCTTTCTTCTTCTAAATCTAATGCACTATATGTTTGTCCCTCTTTTAAAGTTTTTAATTGTCCCACTTTTTGTACATAACCTATATCTGTTCTTTGTCCTGTTAGTGTTGTTGCATAAGACACCTTTGCTTTCATAGCAACTTGTGGTGTTGTTGTTTTTGGTGTTGCTTCATCTTCCATTTTTAATTCCTCCTATCTTAAATTAAAAGAGTTCGTTATAGAATTATAACGAACTTCAAATGTTATTGTTATACCGTATTTTTGCAGTATTTGGTCATATACCGCAGGGCTGGTATTTGTCCTTATAAAATTAATTTTTTGAAGTTTTGAACTAACTTCATCTGTCATTTGCATTGCTTGTCTTTGTTTTTCATTCCAACAAGTGATTGATATTTGAAATGTAGAACGAATAGGAAATGCGTTTTCTGTTAGATTTACTGATTTCAAAGGTGTATGCAATTCCAAGCAAGGAAATTTGCTTGTAGTTGTTGGATTTGTTAATATTTGTTTATACTTTAATGGTTCTAGCTTTTCATATACTAAATCGCTAAAGTCCTTTATACTTAAATCTTTCATTTGCAACACTCCTTTATCATATCGTCTAACTTCTTCTTAACTATTTCTACATTTTCATTTCTACTCTCAAATTCAGCATCTCCCATAAAGTGATTTGCTTTTACTCCATGAGCTATGTAAAAGTCCATTCCCTGAATATTGACAACTGGATATGGTAATGCTTTTTCTACTTTACCTACTGGAATAAACCATTCTGTACATCCACTTGCTATAAAGTGTTCAGTCTTTCCAATATGTTCTTGTTCAGCATATTGTCCTGTTCCAAAATACTCAAAAAACAAATAAGATACACCATTGCTTATAAATTTGTCAGGACTAGCATATATGCGACCGTTTTACTTCCATATTTGAGGTATCAATTAATTCGCATAATATACCGTTCTTCATTGTGTCCTCGTTCAAGCTTTATAGCATATCCTCTTACATTTTTTAAAACTTCTTCCACACTTTCCTTACTAAATTGTGGTAGTTTTTGAATTATAGCATCTATATTTTTAAAATTATGTTTTACTTTTATATTACAATTGAAATTTATCATTGTATTTTCTCCATTCTATATACATATGTACTTCCTATTTTATTTTTATCTAGTACTCTATATTCTGGAATAAACTTCTCTAATTTTGAGATATCTTCAAATGATATTCCATTGCCTTTTTGTATATCATAATCTCTAGTCGTACGACCTTTATATGTACTATAATCCACTTCACCTGTGGACTTTCTATCTAACTCGTTTACATCTTGTTGCATATTTAGCCAAGCCTGTCCTTTATATTTCCATAATTTATCTGGTTCTCCATGGTCTTCTATTTCTTCATATTCTGATATATACACTTTAGTTAAATCTCGTAATAACATTATTTAATCCTCCTTAAGCCAGACTTTATAATGTTATTTCTTAATTTTTCCATGATGTCTTCATATGAACTTGATATAGAACCTTCTCCACGACTTGTTAAGCCTTCTGCTCCTCTTGAAAGATATATTGCTTTTACTGCTTTCTTAATATATGGAAATAACTTCTCATCATTTTTTTGTCTATTAGAAATATCAGAGGCAATAGAACTTACTTCCTCTAATATTTCATTTAAAACCTCATTATCTTCTTTTGAATAATTTGGTCCTAAATCTTTTATTATTTTATCTATGTTACTGGTTTCTGCCATTTCTATTGCCTCCCTAATTATTCTTTTTCAGCTTTTGGTTCAGCCTCTTTTTCTTTTCCCTTTTCAGCTTTTGGTTTAGCCTCTTTTTCTACTTTATTTATTTTTAGTCCTATAAATGTTGACATTTGTTTACCTCCTAACCTTCGTATGAGCAGTATACCCCTGCTAATTTGTTTTCATATACATGTCCATATAAATTGTTGTTTCTATATTTAAATACATTGCTATCTCCATTTTGGTCTTCATCTGGTGTAAAGTATTTGATGAATTGATCCATTGCAGTAACAGCAGCAGATTTCTCAACACATAAGAAGTTGATTTCTTTTCCACCTTCTATTAATTCGTAATAGTCTGATGTTGAAGGATTTCCTGTTGGTGAAGTTACTTTTGAATATGTTCCAGAACTTTCTGTGTAATATGTCTTTCCTGATACTACAGCTGTATCTTTTGACTTAATATATGTGTCTTTTGCTTTTTGATATCCATAATTTTCTTTTCCATCATTTAATGTTACTGCTGTATACATTCTTGTTTGAGGAACTTCAATTATTGTTGTAAATCTTTCTAAAACTTTCTTTGATTTAGTTGTATCTAAATCATCTATCATTCCTTTTAATGTTGGTGTTATAAATAAAATTCTGTTTTCTGTTGAAACTTCATCTTCGTCCATTTTGTTTGTACAAGCTCTTAATGCACTTACTACTCCTACTCCATCAGAAATTGTTTCTTTCTTTCTTGATATCCCATCTACTCCTGCTATTTTTGCTATTCTTGCTGCATCAGTTTCTGGAGCAACTTTTGTTCTTACAAATTCTCCAGCTAATCTTGCAAAAGGTAATCCTAAAGCTTCTTGATTGTCTAATCTGTCAATTCTTAAATCTTGACTTCTTTCTTTGTCATATTTTACTGTTTCCCACTTAAAACTTGTTGATCCTTTTGTGTATCCATCATTTCTTGAGAAATCTCCTAAGCCGTCCATATCTAGTTTAGCAACTTTTATTTCTCCGTTTAATCCTTTTTGTACTGTTGTTTCATCTCCATCTAATATAGATGTTTTTGCTTCGTTTTTATATACTTCATCTAATTTTGGTAAGTATATTGTTGATAATTCAATATTGTTCATTCTTTAATCCTCCTATTTAATTAATCCCATTGCCTTTCTTATTGCTTCATCAGCACTTGACTTATTACCAGATGGGTCTGGATTATATGGTGGCTTTTCTTTTGACCACTCATTTACTGCTTTTTCTACAATTCTGTCTTGAATTGATTTTATAAGCTTTGTTTTTTCTTGTAATTGCTCTGCTGTCATATTTTCATAATCAAAAAGATTTAAAAATTCTGGGTCAAATGCTGTATCTTGTGTTGTTGCTATTTTTAATGCTTCATCTTTTAAATCTCTAGCATTTAACTTTCTTTGAATTTCTTGGTTTGCTTCTTCTTGTTTCTTCAATTGATATTGAAGTTTTTGAGTTTCGTTCATTTGAGCTAACTTTTTAGCTTCTGACTTTTGTGTATCTTGTTCTAATTTCCATTGTTCTTTTAATTTTGTTTCATGTGTTTGTATTGCTTTTTGAACTCTTCTATCAAATTCTGCTTGATATTCTTTGTTAGATAAAACATCATCAAAAGTCTGCGTTTGATTATTTTGATTATTATCCGTTGCATTATTTGCCCCGTTTACATCAATATTTGTGTTATTTGCGTTTTGGTTTTCGCCTTCCATATTTTCTCCTATCCCAATTTGTTCTTATGCCCAAATTGTTACATTAAAAATTCTGTTGTTCTTTAATGCCTACAACCAGTAAAAAGGCATAAAAATAAGAGCTACGTCTAGCTCTTGATTTATAATTATAAAATGTTAATAACTTATTTATTATCTTTATTCTTTGCTTTCATATATCCTTCTGCAAAATTATATTTTAATACCCATATAGCAGGTCTAAATATTGTAATTATAGTAAATATAATCCAATACCAAGTTGGCATTTGTAATTTAATGCTTAATATTAAAACTAATAACCACATATTATTTATCCTCATCTTCTTCATACATTGCCATATATTTTTTATTTATATCAAAATTAGTTATTTCATATGGTGTCAAGTTGGCATTAATTTCAATATTAGTAACAAATTTCAAGTCATTTGTTATATCATCTGCTCTTTTTATAAGTTCTTGTCCTATTGCTATAATAGATTTTTTTGCATTTTCTTTACTGTTCGGTTTTAATTCTTGCATATTTTTACCTTCTTTCCATAATAAAAACACCTACTACTTAGTAAGTGCTATCTTTTCTTATATCTGCTATGCCATTGTTATATTTTGCAAATTTATCTTCAAGTTCTTTTATTCTTTCTTTTATTCTTTTGTCTACTTTTTCAATATCAAATCCTTTTGGATAAAACTTTCCAATTTTATTCAACAATTCTGGAATACTATTGGATTTTATAATATCAATAATATCATTTTCTTTCATGTAATACCTCTTTTATATATTTATACAACTCAATATTTTTCGTTTTTAATAGATTTTTGTCTATCATATAACATCGTAGACCTTCTGGTAAATAATCTCTAAATACATTATAATTAAATGTTCCGTGCAAATAATCAATTCTATTATTTTTATTAATATCTATATTATATACTCTTCGTTGATAATCACTAATAAATTTGTCTCCACTAAGCAAAAACTCATACTTATCTGCATCGTATCCTCTCATAGGACCTATAGAATTATTAAATACATCAATTTCCCCAATACTGCTTTTTAATATTGTTTGATATTTTTCATCATTTGCTATATTAAGTTTTTCTTCAATTATATGACCTATTTCATGTATTATTTCTTCTTCAGTTGCATCATTCAATAAATACAACTTTCCGTCTAAATAATGATTATTTTTTCCCTTTCCTATTATTTCAACTGGCGTATTATTTATATATTCTTGTATGTATGCAGGAAACTTTCTCTTTACTCTTTTTATTTTTTCATCAATTGTTCTACTGTCTGTTATTTTATTTTTTCTAACATATTCAGCTATATTATACCTTGTTTTTTCTTGTTTTTCAACTGGTGGTAAATACATTATAGTTGACCTGCAATAATGAAAGTGATGTTGTATTGGCGGAAGATTTAATCCTAATACTAATCCATTACATCTAATTCTTTGTATTGTTAATTCTTTCTGTGTCTCACCATAATATCTATCAAATACATTTTCTTTGTTAATGTAAAATTCTTGATTATTTAAACTATCGCACATCAATGTTGTTTTATCATCTTCTACTGCTATAAATCTAACTTTTGAATTATCTTCTGCTACTTCTTTTATTCCTTCTACTTTTGCTAGATTATTTAAGCCTATCATCTGCAAATCTGCAGCACCTGATATCTTATTACCATTAACGTTAAGTTTTTGGTTATTTTGCCTATTTATTATTGTTTGAAACTCATTAGAATCAATTTCTAGGCCTTTTTGTTGTTGCATATTTAAAATTGCTTTTTTATATATTTGTTGTGCATTATATTGTATTGTTGCTTCAATATACTGTTTCCAATTAAAGCCACTATAATTTGGTTGGTCTAATAATGCAAGAAATAAAGCCATCGGAATTATTGATGGCTTTTTCTTTTTATTAACTTCTTTTTGTCCTTCTTCATAATAATAATTTGTGTCTTTATACATTATTTGTTTTTCTGGTTCTTCAAGTTTGCTTTGTTCTTCTATATATGCACTATAAATAAGCAATTCAAGTATTTCACTATTTTTCACTCTTGTTCGTTTATAAATATTATTTGCTAATACAGTAAAATAGTTATTATTCTTTAATAGTCCTTGTTCTTTCCATTGTTCTATATATGTATTTATTCTTTTTTTAGTCTTATTGTTTGCTATATCATATACATTTTCTGATGTAAAATTAAATGTATCAAATAATTCTTGCAATCTATTTTGTGTTTGTTTTGATGTTTTATTATATAGTTGTTTTAACTGTCTCATATAATTATCATGTTGCTTCCACATATAAAACACCTCTATTCTAATGTTATTTTTACTTCACTTAATTTGCATGCAATATTATTAGTTATTGAATTATTCTCTCTATTTTCAAAATGTATTTCATTATCAGAAATACTTAAATAAATAATTTTGTCATATATTTTATTTTCATATTCTACTTTTAATCCTTTAAGAATTTTGGGATTGTATGGTTCTATCATCATTTTCTTTTTCTTCCTTTCTCATCAAAATATTTTGTTTTTCATTATCTTGTTTCGATTTACTATTGTCCATTTTATTATTGGCTTCAATCTCTGTTGTATCTTGTCCTATTTTAGCCATATTTTCTAGATTTTTTTGAATGTTTTCTTGATTTTGTTTGTCTACTTTTTCTAATTCTGAATTGCTATCTAAGTCGTCTGGTAACATATCAATTATACTTGCATCACTTAACAAACCTCTTAATTTCAATGCTCTTGTTGTTTCTGTGTCTTTATCAGTTGGTAGATTTCTTTGTAAATCTATTTTTATACTTCTAAAATCATAAGATTTATGCTTTCTTTTATTAATTCTGTCAATGATTGTTTCCCATCTTCTTAATATTGCTTGTTTAAAATGTTTATCTGCATCTGTTATCATTTGCTCTAATGCAAAGAATTTTCTATCTAATGCACTAGCATTATCTGCGTTTGTAAATCCTAAGTCTGTTATGTTTGGCACTCCACTTATCATCGCTATTAAGTCTATTAATGTCTTTTTATGATTTTCTAGTGCTGTATCTTGTACTGATTTTTCAACCCATGCTATATCACCTGAATTGTCTGGTGTATAAAATACTTTCATTTTAAGCATTGTTTCATCGTTTTGTTTTCTTTCTGGGTTCTCAATCATTACTGGATTTCCATTTTTGTCTTTTTCTACTTCTCCGTTGTTTGTCTTTCTTTTCTATAAGCAATGGTATATCTGGTTCATAACCTGTTATTTTTAATTTAGCATCATCATTATATTGAAATGTATTTCTACTATTTTGTATTACTCTTTCATAAGCACAAATTAAAGAGACTACCAATTCAAAGCTTGATAGTCCCATTTCATTTTCTATTGCTATGCAAGGAAGCATGTTCCATTTCCCTTTTTGATATTTTTCTTTATCCTCTTGCAATTTTTTATAATCATTTGGCGTTGGTGAGTAATATCTCTTACCATTTATTGTTGTTAATTCTACTATTGTTATGTCTGCATTGTTTTTATCTTTTTCAGTCCATTTTCTTAATTGTCCTATTTGATTTACTGGTGTTGAATAATCAAATATTCCTATTGTATTTAATGCACTTTGTTTTGTATATACTATTTCGTTGTCATCGTTTTCGTATAGTATTTCGTAACAACCTCTCATTCCAAAATAGTCAAATGCTAAGTCAAAAAATTCTGTTCCATCATCATTGTATTTACTTATATAATCTATTAATACTTTTAATTCTTCATCCTTGTTTGCATCTGTATTAAAGACTTTATTAAGCAATTTTTTGATTATATTCAATTTTGTTGGGTCTGATATTTTTTCAACATCATATACTGGTGCTTTCCCTGCAAAATATCCTGTTACCATCGAATTAATATAATTTTCAAACGCTACTTTTATTTTATTGTCATCTAAACTTACTAGCTCAGAATTGTCTGTCTTTCTTCTTATTCTTTCATATAGTTGTTTTCTTGCATTCCATTCTTTGTCTGCTAACATTAATATTTGTGCTACACTATTTTCATTTTCTAATATTTCTGGATTCCATTGTATCATTTTGTTTCCTCCTATATTGGTTTTATATAACCAAATTGTAATTTCTTTTGATTTATGTATTTTTCTACTGCATATCTCATTGCATCCATCAAATGGTTAAAATCATCTATTGGTCTATTTATTTTGTTTCCAAACTTGTCCTCATCCCAAGTATAATTGCTTATTTCTGTTATAAAATTTACACACCTAGGGTGAATTATTATTTCAAAGTCTTGAATAAATTGAATGCCATTGTTTATACTGTCTTTTCCTTTTAATGCACCTGTAATATGCCTTAATCCTAATCCTCTTAATTCATCTATTGACTTTGGTTCTGCACTATCTGCCGTTATCTTTTCTTTTGAATATCCCATTTGATTTATTTGGTCATATATCACTTTGTTACTCATTCCTTTTTGATATATTTCATCATATACATAAATCTTTTTGTTTTTTAAATCTATTGCACCACAAAATAGTGCTGTTGGGTCATTTGTATAACCAAAGTCTAACCCAAAAGCACTATCTAAGTTTCTTATTGTATTTAATTCGAATTTTTCTTCTTTCCAATTTTCATAAACCAATCCATCAACTATACCCCAGTTACCTAATCCTGCAACTTGATATCTTCTAGGATTATTTTTCTTCATTCTTTCAAATACTTTTTTATCTGCTTCATCTAGCCACTCGTTACAAAGATAATTTGTTGTCATCGCTAATATATCATCATCTTTAACATCAAAAAATCTTTTCTTAATCCAATGATGTTCATTCCAAGGATTTAATGTTATTGTTATTTGTTTAAATAATCCCTTTGGTACTTCTCCGCCTTATACTTTCATCTATTACATCAAAATCAGATTCTTTTGTTATTTCGTATGCTTCTTCAATCCATAACCAACATAAAACACCAATATCTACTGATATTGATGTTACTTTTAATGGGTCATCTAATCCTCTGAAATATATTTTCTGTCCTGTAGGTTTGTATGTCATTTCTAATGGGCTTTCTTTTATTTCCCAGAAACTATCTACTTGTAATCTATGTATTGCCCATTTCAGTTCTGTAAAGCAACTATCTTTTAATGTTCTAAATGTTTTTCTAATTACAAGTGTATTAGCTTCTTTATATTTCATCATGTTACTTATTATCCATAATGCCGTTGTTTTAGATTTTTTACTTGCTCTTGAACCTTTACATACTCTATATCTACATTTACAATGCCAAAAATCGGCATAACCTTTTCCAACTATACTTTGCAGTGATAGTCTATTTATTTGCTTTTGATTATCTTGTGCAATAATTTTACTCTGTAATATCATCTGCAATCACCACTGGTATATTGCCAGTTACATCTACTTTTTCTTTAAATGTGCCATATCTTTTGCCAAGTAATTCTGCACATTTTGTTCTATCTTGTAATGAGGCATCTAATCCGAATTGATCTTTTTCTTCTCCTCGCATTACTTTTGTCAAGTATTGTAACACTTCTTCTTGTGAGGCAATTCTATTATCTTCTAGTTGTTGTAATCGTTCTTGAATGAAATAGTTAAGTTTTGTTAAGTTTTCTGCACCTATATTCTTTGCTGTCTTAGAACTATAACCTGCTCTCTTTGCACTTTCTGTTGCATTAGCTGTTTCCACATAGTAATCTATAAACCTTTTTTGCTTTTCTGTTAGTTTGTTATAATCTTTTTCATCTTCCAACTGCCTCACTTCCTTTTCTGTATTCTTCTATAAGATACTTCAGCACGTCAACTTTGCTATAACATTCTTCTTTTTGTTGGTATCTATCTTGTAATTCAAACTCATCTGTTTCTTCGTTGTATATTTCTGCCTTTTCTCTTTTTAATATTTGATATTTAGTACAATACTTACAATACTTTTCACTATAAAATTGAAAAGTATTTATTTTATATATTTGTCCCTTTGTAGATAAGACATATAATAATTTATTAATGTTTTGATTTACATTCATTTTTTACCTCAAAATATTTGTCTACTATTTCGTGAATAATGTCATAAGAATTTGATACTATATCAGCAACGTCTTCTTCTGAATATTCTTTTGCATCATGTGTTATATAATTATCTATATAGCAATGTGTCAATTCATGTATTAAAGTAGCTCTTTTTTTATCTATTGGCAAATCTCTATCTAAATATATTTCTTGTATATCACAATGTGTAACTCCGTAATATCTTGGAGTTATACTCTTTATATTTTCTTCTTCATTTGCTCTTCTTTCATTTTGTATTTTTTTTATTTCACTTTGCGATTTTTCTTCTATTGTCCATGTTCTGTTATTTATTTTAAATTCCATGCTACACTCCTATAATAGAATGCATAGTTCTGTGATTTTTCAAGAAATCTTTTGCACTCCAGTATGTTAAACCTTTTTCTTTACACTTTTTTATATAATCTTCTGCAGATTGTTTAGTCCATTTTCTCATATTTTTTCTCCTTATATATTTAAGTCCATTATTGATTTACTTCTTTGTGCTGTTATATTAACCTTATTATCCTTGTATGCCATACTTTTAATTTTTTCTTTATCTGGTTTGTAATCTGGGCAATGCAATTCTATAGTATCCTTAGTCTTTATTATTACTAACCCTTTATCACATTTCCCTTGGCAGGTCGGACACAGATGCTTTATAAGGCTTTCTGTTAATTTACACATATACAACACCTCTTTAGTTTTTTAATAAACACTAAACAATGATACAATTATAGAATATTGCTATCTAGAATTAATTGACTTCTGACTACACGAGTTTCTTATAGGTAGTGCTAGTCAATTTGCATTCATTCTATGTTATATCATTGATTACTATTTATTAAATGGAACTATATTAATTATCTAGTATCTTAATATCTAATAAAATAGAGCCAAACATTTATTAAATGTTCAGCTCCGCAAAAGTTTTATCTTTTTCTATCTATTATAATAATATCAAATTTCTTATTCCAGTTTCAACCGTTTTTGTCCAGTTGTTTATATTTTGCTAATGCATGTCCATGTAATTCACATGTCCATTTATAAGTGTAACCAATTTTATTTGCCACTTCTGTTAGGTTCAATCCTTTTATGTATTTAAAATATAATATGTTTTTATATGGTTGTTCTAGTATGTCTATTTTATCTTCTATTTTTTCCTTTGTTTTATACATGTTTATTATCTGCTCGTATTTTTCCTTCTTCATGTCAACTATCTGACTTGCTAGTTCTGCCATTCTGTCTTGTATCTCTGGAGTCCCTTGTGGCATGTCATTTAATTCTTTTGTCACTTTTGTTGCTTTTGTTATTAATTCTTCCAAATCATCTTCTTTTTCTTTCAATAACCTCTTATCTTGTAAATATGAGCCTAATTCTTTTTTTATCTCATCCATTGTTTTCCTCCTTTTTAACTTTTTTTAGTATGTAATTAAAAAGTCTAATCTCCTTTTCTAGCTTTCTCTTTAGCTTATTTCCTTTACTACTTCTGCCAAATAATTCCTCTAAGTCTGCAAGCTGTGTATTGTACATTTCTATTATTTTTTCTAACCTCTTAATAGCTTCTTCTTGCATATTTATTTCCTCCTACTTGTTTTCAAAATACTTTGTTTAGATTCACCTTTTATCTTTACTTTATTTTTATTTTATGATACACTTTCATAGAAAGGTAGGTGGTAAATACGAAAAAACTATTAAAAGCACTTTTGATTTACCAGTGTCTTGTTTCTTAAAGACACTTACAGCAACCTTTCAATGCGAGTAGATTTTTTCTACTTGTTTTATTTATTTCTTACTCTCTAGTAATTTTTGTAATCTCTTTTTTATATCTAAAGATTTAGTGTTCATCGCTTTTAATCGTACTATTTGATAATCATTTTTTCGATAACTTGCATAAATATTTGTATTTTTTGATATTATTTCTTTAGTCTTTTTTATATCATAATCAATTCTGTCTATTATGTCTTTTACTTTTTGAATTGGAATTGAATTTGAATATCTTTGTACTAATAATTCATTTATTTTCCTTTGTGTTGCTTCTTGATTTTTTAATTCTTCGTTTTCTTTTTGTAGTTTTTTGATATGTTCTTCATATTTTTCCATTTGTTTTCGGACTATATAATATTGTTGATTTTCTACTATACTTGCAACAGCACTTCTCCTTAATTTCTTACCATCTTCATATCCTTGCATATATCCTAACGCTTCATTTTGTGCTAATGCTATCATTTGATAATTATTATTCCTATCTGCTTTTAATTCTTCATTCTCTTTCTCTAACTTCATAACTAATTTCTCGTAAACCTCTTCATTGTGTGCTTGTTTCTCTATTACACATTCTTGTCCTTCTATTTTGTGTTTTAATTTCTCGTTCTCTTTTTTAAGCTCTTTATTCTCGTTTTCCAGTTCGTTACATTTTATAATAGCCTTCTGCTTTCTATCTAGTTGCTCGTTTCTTACTAAGTGTATCTGATGTTCTGCTTCATACATATTTTTGTATCTTTTTACTTCTTTCAATACTTTTTTATAATCTTTCTCTTGTTGCTCATAATAATTTATTAGTTTTCTTTTTCCATATTGAGTTAATTCATTTCTATATAATAATCTTTTTAACTCTTCTATATTTTCTTCTATACTATTTTCCATATTAGCACCACCTAACCTTATTATTCGTTATAAAATAATGTGATTTACATGGAATATTAAAATTTCCTATGCTTGGGCTTAAACTTAATTCGCCATCTCTAAAATTTAAAGCCCATCCATTCATTCCTAATGGAGTTACTGTTTTTTCTCCACAGCCACAAGCACATAAATGAACTGCTACTTGACATTCTAGGCATACATAAATTATTCCTTCTTCTAAATGTTTAGGTATTCTTTCAACTGATTTTATTTCAAATTCTTTTATACTACTTTTTTTCACTTAAAACACCTCCTAAAATATTTCTGAACACAATACAAATATATCTGAACCTAGTTTCTCATTTTCTTTTAAAGCTGTTTCAAATGTTTTAAATATATATAAATCCCCTTGTATAGCTTCTATAGTTCCTTCTTGTATTTTTTTGTTTTTATCTAAATTCCATTGGTCTCCATTATACCAACCTTCGCCTATTTCTTTTAATTTATCTTTTGGAACATTACAATCCCAAAATCCATTTGTATAGTCGACTTCATTAATTTCACTTTCTTCTATCTCACCACATTCTTTTGTGTACCATTCTATTGCTTCCTCTAAAGTCATATCTTTTGGAACATAAACTGTATCATAATCTCCAAAAGCATATATTGTTGATTTTCTTTTTTCTTTCACTTAAAACACCTCAATTTCTTCTGCTTTTTCTATACTAACAGTTTCACAAACTTTTAAATTAAAAAATTTAAATTTTTCTGTTGTTTTATAGCCATTTTTTAGATCTATTACACACATTGTTTGTTTTAAATATTCAAATATCCACAAAGGTAATTTAATATATTTAGGGTAATTATGAAACTTTGAAATATAATTATGTATTTTTTTATTAACAATACGCTGTAGTTCCAAATATTCAATGCTATATTTAGTTTTTCTTTTATTTATTTTTTCTTTCAATTAAAGTACCTCCTAATTATCTTTATCTGAAAAATATATTCCTGCCAATAAATCAATGTAAATTGCTATAAAGCAATATATTGCAAATAAACATTTACTAAGAAAAAATATTCCTACTCCTATTAAGCACAATATACTTGTTATTATTATAAAACACACAAGTTTTACTAATATATCTTCCATCATACATCACTCCTCTCAAAAAATATTCCTATATATTCTATTACTTGTACATCATAATTCTCAAACATATAATCTATATCTCTTTCTAAAATATATATTACACCCTTTTCTACATCTAAGTATTTACCACATTTACCTTGTGCTGTATCTTTACTAGCATTTGTAACTTTTAATGTTACCTTATAAATTTTATTCATATCTTATTTACTCCTCTCTCTTACGATATGTTAAACAAGTACAAGTATTATCAGCATGTATAAATGTATCACTAGAACCATCAGCATAAAAACTAATAATAGTATGCTTAGCTTTACATTTATAAGCTGGTTTGCCACCTAATGTAAAGTTCTTACACTTTGTTTTACTTCTAAATTTACAATCTTCCTTTTCACAAAACAACATATCTTATTTACTCCTTTACATCTACTATAAATTCTCTTATAAATCTGTTTGCGTATTCTGGTGCTATTAAACTTCTTTCTGCTCCGTGGATTTGTATGTCCAATGTTTTTCTTTTTATTCCAGCTATAGGCTTCAAAAATCATGTTGTATTTAGGTTCACAATTTATGAACCAGTACTGGGTTGGCTTTTCGTAGTAATCTCCACGTAAAGTTCTGTCTTTATCTATAATCTTACTTGGTATAGCCCAATATTTGACTAAATAGTGCGTTGTTGAATATGGATTCTCAATTATTAATGGTATTTTCTTTCTAATGCACACTATTGCTAATTTTGTTATCGTTTCATACATCAAATCTAATTCTCTATGTAATTTTAGGTCATATTCTAGTTTTTGTTCATCTGACCATTTTCTCAACGAATTACAAGTTCCTCTAAAATGCAGCTCAATTTGATTCTCAAATCTTACGCAAGGGAAAAATGCTAGTATTGTGTCTTCTTCTGTTATATTATCAAATATACTTTTTTCTTTGTTATATGCATTTTCTATCTCTTTGAATAAGTCTATTACTACATCTGTTTCATTAAATTCATTTTGTATGTCATAATCTATTGCTTCATATCCGAAGTTTTTTAAATTCATTTTTGAATGTTCCGCTTTGTTCAAACAAACAGTAATACATTTATCTATTCTCCTCCTAATAACTCTGGATTATCGTATATGTTGCCTATTACTTCTGTAAATTTTTCTAAAAGATGAACTCTTCCATAAAATCTATCCATATTCATAACATCAACAATAAATCCATTGTATTCATAAATAACTTTTCCAATATCTATTTCTTTGCTTCCTGTTATTTTTACTATATCTCCCTCATATATTTCTTTTCCGTTTTTATCGTGCAGTCCGTGTAAATTGCATTAGTTCTATATCATCAAAGCTTATACTGTAATTTCCATAATTAGACGAACTTTTACTATAACCAATAATAGCTTTTTTACTACCCAAATGAAGAGATTTTACTTCCACAATTTTATTTATTTCACTTGGTACTCTTTTATTTTCATTTTTTATATAAGCTCTATATTTTATTTCTCTACTCATCTTCTCCTCCTACTATCTTTAATATTTCTAATATGTAATATTCTTTATTAGGCTCTGCACCCCATTTTTCTTTGCCTTGTCCTACTCTTAATTTACATCTGCACTTTATTTTTGGAGACATTTTAGAGTAACCATTTCTAAATATTATCTCTGCTGTTTTATCTTTGTAATTTAATCCAAATATCTTTTTAAATCTAGTATGGTAGTATTTTTTAAATTCTCTATATTCTTCCTTCTTCTCTCCACTTGCAATCATGTCAAACCATTTCTTTTTAATTGGTAATATTAACATTTTTCTCCTCCTACTTTATAGCAATTAGCCTCGAACTGCTCTCTTGCTAGTATTTCCTTTATGTCTTGCTCTCTCAAGGTTATTAAACTATCATCAAGGTTATAATCATTGCAATATATTTTATCGTCCTTTACAAAAGCTACTTCATATTTATTGTTTTTATCTTTTACTATGTCTCCAACTTCTATTATGTCTATTAGTTGTTTGCTGTGTTTTGCTATATCTTCTAAGTGTGTTCCCATACAATTGCATTCATCTATACACATTCCATTTTCACAATACCATGCACAACAACCTACACTAAATCTTTCGATCTTGTCAATTATCCCATCTTTTGTTCTTACATATTCTCCTACTTCTATATCTTTCATAATCTTTTCCTTCCTAGGCTAGATTAAGTCTAGCCTTGACGTTTAATTTATAATTTGTAAACTTCTATCTATATCTTCTGGAATATTTCCTTCCCATACATAACTATTTTTTAAGATATACTCGTTATATGTATTAGCAGTTTTGTTGGCTCTCATTTTTGCTTGTTCTGCCCAGCTTTGCTTTTCCTCATTATCACTTGTTTTATACATATCATAAGTTGCTTTATCTGTTTTGTAGCTTGCTATCATACTTCTGCATGTATCTTCTACTTTTTTCATTGTGTCATAACTTGTCCTATCTTCTATCTTTCTGTCTACCCATTCTACTTTATTCGTGAACCAAGTCTTGAACCATCCACCTAGTACACCACCTATTATGAAACCTCCAAATATTATTAAACCTAAAATTATAATTCCAAATATTTTTAATCCCTTCATTATTGAACCTCCTTGTATGTTACTACTGTATCTTTCACTTCAAATGGTATATCGCTATATAAGTATGTTCCTGTCCATTCTATATACTTTCCATCTGGTGTAAAAAAGAATATTCCATTATCATTTGAACCATAAGAACCATCTACATCTGGTAACCATTTGTTTTCCTTTGAATATGTGCCTCCGTATATTAGCTCATAGTATTCACTGTCTGGTGTTAAAAAACTATTTAAACTTGTTATCTTTCCATCAACTATGAATTTTCCTGCACAACTTCCGTTTTCTAAAAACAATGCTATGTATCCCAAAGGTTTCTCTACCTCACATACTAAAGTATTTGCTTTTTCCCTTTGTCCGTTTACCCAATAAGTCCTGCGTATTAAATTATATCTTTCTAAACTATAATCAATATCCGTTGGTGTTGGTTGATTTTTAGATAGCTTATCTCCTATACCTAAGGTTGATTCTATTTCTTGCTCTGTGCTTGATGTTAGGGTTTCTGTACACCCCGTTAATAAAATTGCTCCTAATAATATAATTCCTAACAAAATAACTATTTTAAATTTTTTCATTTCCCATATCCTCCATTAATAAAATTTTAAGGTTTTCGTTTTCCCTATTCAATTTGTTGTATTCTAACTCTAATCTCATACCTTTTAGGCAAATAAACAAGTTTATTATTGTTAATATAATAACTAGTATTTTTAAAAATTTATTTTCATTCATTTGTTATCTCTCCCCTTCAAATTCAATTACTCCAAGTTCTTTTAGCCTCATGCTTGAATAATATTCTCTATAAAGCTGTATCCAGTCATCAAATCGCATACTAACCAATAAGTCTTCTCTAGCCTTTTTATGAAATACCGTTGGAAAAGCTTGTCTATCGCCTGCTTTACTATCTCTTACAGCCTGTTCCATTGCTTTACTTATGTTTAAATTCTCTACAAACTTTACTTCACAATGTATATAATCTATCCCTTCTATGTCATCTGCTCTTCCTGTATTTCCTTTAAATTGTGCTGTTCTATTACATTTAAAACCATTATCTTTAAATTTATTTACAACATAGAGTTCTCCTCTTTTACCTTTTTGTTTACTGTTAATACTCATAACCTCATTTGCTCTCCTTTCAAAATTTTCCAGCATAAGTTTAATCCACTATCGTTCGCCTTCACATAGTTTTCACACTCGTTTTTCCCTCTAAAGAATGTAATTTCTAATAGATTACAACCCATGCAAGTTTTACATTTACCTGTTAATTCTATATATTTCATAAGCTATAATTCCTTTTTAATATCTAAAAGCTGTTCTCTTAATAAATCTATTCTTTTTGTTAAGTATAACTTAGTTCCTTTTCCTCTACTTACCTGAAATGTATAAGGTTTTGCCTTATTAAGCCTATAAGCTTTTTGTCCTTCTATTATTTCTCTTAATAATTGTTCCATAACTACCTCCTAAAATTTTATATCCTTTAAATTTTGCTATTTGTAATTCTTGCTTTGTAATCCATTTTTGCCATTTTCCACATTTGCCACAATACAAGCCTCTTCTATCTCCTTGTATTTCTACAAATAGTTCTTCACTATCACATTTACTACATTTTTCTTGCATAATTGCCTCCTAATCAATTCTTGGAATATGTTGATAATTTATTGCCTCAAGCCCTGCCTGTGTCATTCTATATACTGCAACTTGTTTTCCTGTGTATTGGCATTTTCGCTTGTCTACAACTTTTACATATCCCATTTTTTCTAATTCTGTTAGCCTTGGTGCTGTATAATTTCTTTCTGTACTTGGTATATAACCTAGCTCATATAATTCAACTGCTATTTCTTTTGCTGTCTTATTTCCAGAACATAATCTGTCTAAAATTTGTTTATATCTTATTTTTTGTTTTGTTTTTATATCTTCAAAACTTAATTGTCTTGTTATTGCTGTTATCATAATTTACCTCCCTCCTTTGTTTGCATATAAATTATTAAGTTCGCAAGCATTATATTGTCTTTGTTCATAATTGTTTTTATTTTTTTGCTCTTGTTTTAATGGATAAAAACTTTTCCAGCACTTCAGCACTGCTTCGTTTATTATTTCTATCTGTGTTACTTCATTCGTGCTTAGCTTTTTTAATTTATTAAGAGCTAATTGCATTCCTTTTTCTGTTAATGGAGATTTTATTTTTTTTCTCATTTCTACGAAACTATCTAAAGCTTTTTTTAATTCTTCAGGATATTCACTATATATATTCTTAATGTTATTAACATTCTTTACATTATTGTTTGTGTTATTTTGTTGTTCATTTGTTGTTATTTTGTTGTTATTTTGTTGTTCAATTTTTCTTTTATCTTCTTGGTAATTACTATATTTTTCAATACTTACAACTGTAAATTTGTTGTTACTTTTTGTTGTTATCATTCCGTATTTTTTTTAACAATTTTATGTATCTATATATTGTGTTTTCATTCATCTGTAATTCATCAGATGCTTTTTTTCTTCCAAAAACAAATTGTCCTTTTTTTAATTTAATTACTTGTTGTCCTACTAATTGTTCTCGTTCCTCATGAGTTGCTTTTAATAAACACCATATCCATATTTTTAGAGCTTTTTCATTCTCCCAAATGGGAGATTTCATTATTTTTCTATACAACTTTATCCATGTTTCTTCCATATTCTCTCCCATAAAAATCAGGGCTAAAACTTATGTCTAGCCCTGTTGCTTATTTATTATCTATTTCTTTGTTTGCTCTTGCTTTTTCCATTTTCATCTTGTCGTTTTCTTTCTTTATCTTTTCATCATATAATGTGTTGTAAATTCTCTTATACATGTCCTTATCAATTATTTTTAACCATACTTCTATAGCATCACAAAAATGCCAATTATCTTTAACGTCTAATTTTTGACCATCTATTTTAAAGTTTTCTAATAAAAATTCTTCTAATTTATTCTTAAACCAATTTTCGTTTCCATTTGTTACTCCTTTGCTTATAAGTTCTTTGTATTCTTCTGTTGATATTATTACTTCATTTTTATTTGCCATTTTTCTTCCTCCTATTTTTAATTTTTATTTCTCCAGTATGTATTTTTGTGTGGCATATTCTACATACTTCTATTAAGTTTTCTTTTGTGTCATTTCCTCCAGAGCCTTTTGTTTTTATGTGATGTTTTTCTGTTTGTCCTCTTTTACCACATATTTCACATATTCCGTTTTTTGTCTTGCAAAAGTTTTTTATTTTTTATTCTTTTTTCTTTAGGCACTGGGTGGAAGCTATTACTTAGGTCTGTTACTACATTAAATTTCATACCTAATCGCCTCAATTTTCTTTTTTAGGGCATTCTGTTTGCTATCTATACTCTCATATGCCTTCTTAAATCTAAACAGCCTAGAGCCTAATTCTGCTAGTTTTTTACTATCTTCTTTCACAAACTCTTTAGCCATTGCCTCAAAATAACTCATTGCAGGTGGTTTTTCTTTCTGTGTTTCTTGCCATTGTTTCCTTTGCATATAGATTTGTTTATTTTCCTGTATTGATATATCTGTTTTTAATGTGTCATATTCTTGTTGTAATCTTGCTATCATTTCGCCTATTAAATAATTCATATTTGCATATATCTCTATATTTTTAGATATTAGAAAACCTGTATCTGCATTTTCTGTTATCTCATTTTGTAATCTACCGTATGTATCTGCAATCTGTCTACTATCTGCGTTTTGAATTGCAAAAGGATTAAACATATAAAGTTTTTCAAATTCCATAAGACACCTCCATTAAAATGGTAAGTCGCTTTTTTCTTCTTCTGCTGCTTCTTCTTTTTCAAATTTCATTACTACTATTTTTATTTTCGCAAATCCCTCTTGACTTTTATAAAAGCTCATAAACCCTTCTAATATTGTTATATCTGTGTTGTTTTGTAATACTGTGTTTTTTGGTAACTGTACTGCTATATACATTCTGTCATATGTTCCATCTTGTTTCTTACTGCTTATGCTTGTACTGTATAATGTTTTTCCATTATTTTCTTTTGCAAATATTCTTGTTGTTCCAACTATTTGTAAATTCTGTTTCATTTGATCTTCCTTTCTTGGAAATGTTCCTTTTTTCAAACATTCCATCAATATTTTTAATTTTGGTAAATACTCGTTGTTTATAAATTCTTCTTCGTATTCTATTGGTATTAATTCAAGTCTTTTCTTGTCAATTACATTAAAATAATTGTTATAATCATTTTCTATTAATCCGTATGCAACTATATATAGTTTGTGTATTCCACTTGCATACATTTCCACTTGTGCTTGTCTCCAGTATTGCTTCGATACTTTAAATTCTTTTTCTATATTGTGTGTTTTTACTTCATAAATACAAGTATCTGTATTTCCGTCTAAATTAGCTCTTAATCTATCAATTATTATCTGCTTATCTTTTTCTAGTCCTTCTATTTCTATGCTATCTAGTATTTTATGTTCGTAATTATTTCCAGCTTTTGTTGCCTCATTTGAAAAGCTATTTTTGTTAAGTCCTATTTTTTCAAGCCACCATTTTTCAAATGTTTTCGTATTCCAGTTTCCTACTACCATACTTGTATCTGAACAACCTATGTAATAACTTCTATCTTGACTTTGTATCAATGTTTGATAAATCCTTTTCAAAATTACTTAAAGTATCAAAATAGCTAAATAATGCTTTTACTTCATCTTCTGTTTTGTGAAGCCTTTCTGCAATTTCCTTTACTGATAATCCCTCTTTTAGTTTTTGTGTATAGATTTGTTGGCATCTTTCTTTAATTTTGAAAATATCATGTTTTGACAAATCATCTTCCCAGTTTTCCTTAGCATCTTTTAATTCTTCTTTAAGCCATAAATCAAAACCTAAACCAGTTCTTATTGCGACACCCTTAACAAATAATCTTGTTTGACAATTCCAAAGTCTTTGTTGTGTCATTGAATTGTCTTTAACAGGATTGCTACCATTTGTAACAGGTCCTCTTTGAATAAATTCTGTATCGTCAATTACTATTCTTACTGCTGTTTCATAAACTCTATTTGTATTTCCCTTATTATCTGTAAAAATCTGTTCTGTCATATACAAGCTACTTCCTGTTGTTTCATTTACAACTGGTTCAAAATAAACTTTCTCTGCCCCATTTTCATGTAATAAGTCAACAACTTTTGCCCAATTCAAATAATCTGCTCCATCTCTTTTTTCAGTCCATTTACTCACATCAATTTTTCTTAACTCTTCATAACTTTTTAACATATCTATCCTCCTATAAATTATTATCTCTGTAATCTTCCCAAGCTGTGTCTTCTTTTTCTGCCCATATCTCTTCTTGTCTTTGCCAGTAATCTTCGTTTGTGTTGTATTCAACATCTGGCATAACCATTAAATTATCTAGTTCTGGCATTTCATTTTTCCTCCTCTTGATTTTTAAATTAATTTCTGCTATAATAAATTAAAGTTATTATTTTTTGAAACTTTTGTTGAACTAGTTTTGATTTAGCGGTCTAACTAGTTCTCTTATTTTTGCTAAAATTAAATCAGGTCTATTACAATCGTTTTTTGTTACTAAGTCTACGATTTGGCAAATAAAATCTTCTTGTTCTTTTATCTTGCTACCACAATGTTCAATTACCTTATCCCTGTTTTTTACCTTTACTTCTAAGTTTGCTATTTTTCTGTCTTTCTTTGTAAACATTCTTCACACCTCCTATCCAAATATTTTTATTATTTTTTTGTCTAATTTATCTGAAAGTTTCCAAAAACTTTTAAATAAATTAATATTTAAAAACTTATTAAATGTGTATTGTAATAATATTGCTATTACTATTGCTTGTACTAATCTTCCTAGCACTACCATTCCACATAACATTACATCTAACCAATAACTAATCATTTGTTTTTCCCCTTTCTAAACAACCTTGTTCAATTCCAGATTTATTTTTCTTTTCGTGAAGTCAACATTAATTGTTTTGCTCTTTGTCTTTCTTTTCATAGGTTTTATTTCTAAAGTATCTTGTGATAATTGTTTTTGAGTTTCAACAAATTCTTTAATGTCTTGTATGTCAAATCTGTAATCCCTTGTTCCAACTTTAAAACATTTTAGCCCTTGTCTTATAAACTTATGTATTGTTCTGTTGTCTTTTACTCTAAAGAATTGTTTTGTTTCCTCTATTGTTAATAAATGTTGTTCCATTAACCCACCTCTTTCAAAAATTTATTAATAAAATAAATTTGTCCTTTTCCAGTAACTTTAGTGGTTGGTTTTGTTATAATATCTCCATTTGGTTTATTTACAACTGTTTTTTTTATTTCAAACAGTCCCATGTCCATAGATTTTTGTGTTGGCAAATTCCAATTTTGTCCTTTTTGTTTTATCAAATATCCTTCATTTCTTAGTTTCTCAAATAATCTATTTTGGCCAATATCATATCCATTTTGCTTTAATATTTTTGAAAGTTCATTTATAAGAACACTATTTTTTGATGTTTCAACACTTTCAGCAAATAAAACCTTGGGTTTCTGTTGCTCTAATTGTTCTGCTAATTCTGCTGCTTTTCTTAATGCTTCTGGCAATGTTTTAGGAATTTCAAACATATTTCTGGCTTTTTTTTCTACTTCAATGAAATATCTTCTTATTTTTCTTCCCTGTTCATTATTTTCTACCATGGCTATTTCTTTTGCGGTATCTAATGTAAGTGCATATTCTGTTGATGGTCTTCCACCTTGAGGTTTTTCACAATTTTGTGAAAAAATTGTGAAGTCAATATTTTCAATGAATCCATATTGTTCTATTCTTTGTTTTATCCAGTCCGTAAATTGCCTCTTATTGTTTAACGCCGTATGTAATTCCCTTGCATTTACAATTTGTTCTTGCCTATCATTCTCATAAACTTTAATTAATCCGTCTTGAAAGATTTTCATATTATTCACACTCTCTTTCTCCTTTCTCTTATTGTTCATTATCATTGAACTTTTAATTTAAAAAATTTTGTTACTGGTTCTTTTAAAAGTTTACTAATTTTTAGTGCTTGTCCAATTTTAGGTTCTACTTTTCCCGTTTCAATATTATAATATGTAGCTGGGCTTTTAGCTTCTAAAAATTTTGACATATCCCTATGAGAAAAACCCTTTAGTTCTCTAGCTTTTTTTAGTGCTGGCGTATCAACTATTAATATTTCTTTTGTCATTTTACACCTCCAAGTATCTTAACGTTGAACTTATTATAGTATATTATTATTGAACTTGTCAATACTATTTTTAAAAAAAGTTTTTTGATGTTGAACTTGCCTTAGGGAGAGTAAGAAAAAAATTTTTTTAGTGTTTACTTTTATTGAACATTGTGTTAAAATATAATTTATAAGGAGTGAAGAAATATGGAAGAAAATCAAAATATTCTTTCTTTAAGAATAAAAAAATTAAGAACAGATGCTGGTTTAACTCAAGAGGAATTAGCTTTTAAATTGGGGTTAAAAGGCAAATCAAGTATTGCAAATTATGAAAGTGGTAAAATAACTCCTAGTGATGAAATAAAAATAAAGTTATGTAAGTTGTTTAACTGTTCAATAGATTACTTAATGGGAAATAGTGAATATAAAAACGAGGCAATTCTTGGTGAAACGTTATTAGCTTCTTATGAAGTAGATAAGCATGTATTCAATTCCTTTAATATTTTGATTGAAGCTAATTTGCCTTTGCAAAGAATAAAATTAATAATTAACAATTTCAATTATTATTGCAATTATACTATTAATCAATTAAATTTGTATTCTAAAGGTATGTATTTTAATGAAGATAAAAAAATTACAAATTTTACAGATGCAAAAAATAAGAATTATTTTTTATCTATTCATAATAGTTTAATTGATGTTTTAGTCAACGCCAAAACAATAAGCATAGCAACAAAAGAGAAGCCATTGTTTTTAGTAAATACAATTAATTATAGCATAAATAATTCTACAATAAATAAAATAATAAGTTTAATTAATTTATTTCAAAATATATTAAATACATTTTATCAAACTTATAAAGAGTCAAAAACTCAATTGTCAAATATAAATAGTACCTCTAATAAATTCTATATGTGTCCTGTGTATGGAAGAATAAGTGCAGGACAACCTAACTGGGCAGAAGAATGTATAGAGGGTAGAATACCTATTGATCCAGATTTGATGAATATTACAGAACCTGAAGAATGTTTTTTCCTTCGTGTAAATGGAGAAAGTATGAACAAAGAAATAAAAAATGGTGCTTATGCTCTTATTAGAAAAACTGATGTAGTTGAAAACGGAGATATTGCTGTTGTATTGGTAAATGGTTATGATGCTACATTAAAGAAATTCTCTAAGCAAGGAGATTTAATAATACTAGAGCCATTAAGTAATGACCCAAGTTTTACTACTCAGGTTTATGGAAATGACACAGAAATAAAGATAATTGGTAAATATATTGGTAAAATGGAGATGAAATAATGGCAGGATATAAAAGAGAAGTTCGACCTGGTGTATGGAGATTAGAATATCAGTTAGACAGTGAAAAGTATAGTAAAAATGTAAAAGCCAAAACTCCCACACAAGCAGAAAAACTATTGGCTAAGTTCATAACAGAAATCGAGGAAGGTACTTATCAAAGTTCAAACACTGTTACTTTTTCTGAATTTGCTCAAACATACTTAGATAATTACGCTAGACAACAATGTAGACCTGTAACTGTACAGGGTTATAAAGGGCTGTTAAATAACCGAATATTAAAATATTTGGGGAGCTATAAGATAGGGAAAATAACTCCTTCTATATTAAATTCCTTTTATAATACAATTGCAAATGAAAAAGTTAAAAAAGATATTAATGGAGAAATAGTTGAATATTATACATTTGGTCAAGAACACTTAAATAAGCATTATAATTTAATAAGTGGCATACTTTCCTATGCTGTAAAAATGAATATACTAAAAATTAATCCTAATAAGAATGTGCCAAAACCCAAAACTAAAAGACATGAAGTTAAAAGAAGAAACTTCTATACCCCAGAACAATTAAAATTATTTATAAAGAAATTGGAAAAATCTAATAATGTAAATTTTAAGTTGCTTTGTTATTTAGCTATAACGTTAGGTCTTAGAAAGGCCGAAAGCTATGGAACAAATAAACTGTCATTGCAATTCAATGAAAATAAATTCTGGGTTAATACTTCCTGTGAATATGTACCTCATCAAGGAAAAATCTATACAGATTTAAAAACAACTGGTTCTGATAGAATTTTAGAAATGCCAGAAATCATAAAAAAAATGCTTATCAATTATAATTTTAAAACTGAATATCTATTTGAAAACATTTCAGTAAGTACTATAGATAAATGGTTAAGAGCATTTGTAAAAGAAAATGATTTACCTAAAATTTCTTATCACGAATTAAGACATTCTCATGCTACATATTTGTTAAGCAATGGAACAGATTTAAAAACAGTTCAAAATAGGTTGGGACATACGGATATATCAACTACAAACATTTATGTTCACGCTTTAGAGAGTAATGATAAAAAAGCAACAAAAAAAATAGACAAGTTATTTAAGTAATTTTTTTAAGCACGAGTTCGCCTAAATTTCGCCTAAACTTATCTATCTCCTTTGGAAGTGGTGCACTTAGCTGGATTCGAACCAGCGGCCTCTCCCTTAGGAGGGGAGCGCTCTATCCACCTGAGCTATAAGTGCATACGAAAATATTATACATCATATTTTAAATCAATGCAAGAACCAGAGCTTGATTTTGTTCAAACTCTGGT